GTGAGCAAATAGGCAAAGCTCCCGCTATGCTCATAGCATAGGTCAGGGGACGGGTCAGGATATAATCCAGGATTCCATGGAGGTTCGAAGCCTCCCAGCTACATAGTATATATGGAACGGTCCTATAATGGTATTAGAGCAGATTGCTAATCTGTCGCTCGGCGTAATCCGGGTTCTGAGTTCGAGTCTCAGTCGTTCCGCCAAGTTTTTTAAAAAGGTAATTATGTTAAAACCAAACAAGACATTCAAGCTCAGTAAGCAGTCAAAAAGATTCATGTGTACTATCGTTGACGCACATGAGCGTAACGAATTTAAGAGAGCAATGATCCAAGCAGAATTAGCCGCTGCCATTGTTCCAAAACGTGAACCGCGAGATAACAAGCGTCCACAGGGTGCCGCAAATTACCAAACAAATGATACGGGTACAGCAAGTACTCAAGTTTAAGAATTATTCCGCAGTAGCTCAGTTGGTAGAGTAGTTGACTGTTAATCAATTGGTCCCTGGTTCGAGCCCAGGCTGTGGAGCCAATATTTGGGGGTGTAGCTCATTTGGGAGAGCGCCTGCTTTGCAAGCAGGATGTAGCAAGTTCGATCCTTGTCACCTCCACCAAGAATAGTAGGAGTTTATTATGAGTAAGGGCAGTAAACAACGTCCAACAGATTTGAAAGCATTTGGTTCGAATTATGATACTATTTTTCGAAAGCCTGATCCTAGGCGTCTAGAAGAAGCCAAACTTGAAGATGAAGAATTTGAAAGACTTGACAAACAAAGTCAAATCAATTATAATATACAGACAGCAACAAATAAGTAACATATAGCCCGATTGGCTCAGGGGTAGAGCAACCGCCTTGTAAGCGGTAGGTCGTCTGTTCGAATCAGACATTGGGCACCAGTTTTAGGATAGAGACAGCAAACCACTAACGGTGAATAACCGTATCAAAGGTCTGGGGCGACCCGGACGAACTTGTTCGCTTTGTCAAGTTTTAAATAAAAAATAAGGCAAAGCCTATCCTGTTAAAAACCCGTCTTACTATTTCTACGTAACGAAATAGCGTCTCTGTAACGATAGACCAGAGGGTACACTAGGACCTGACCTCACAGTCCCCATTTAAGGGATACTGGAAACTGCCTAGGGTGAGGATTAACAGCCTTTCCAGAAGAAGAAAATGTTATGGACAGAGTAACTGCTCAGTCCGGGGCTCATGTGGTGTGAGTAGCCGGACACTTTATACGTGCTTTCTGAGTAGCTACAATGGAACACCGAGAAACTTGCCAACGTCGACCAAAGCAAGGACCGGCCATGAAGAGAAGGGCTGCCGTGGATTCAAGCGCCACAGAGAGCACCTATAAAGTGTGCGGGATTCGTAAAATGGCATTACCTTAGATTTCCAATCTAATGTCGGGAGTTCGATTCTCCCATCCCGCTCCAAAATTTAATGCCTGGTTGCGCAGAGAGGTTATGCATCTCCTTTACACGGAGAACGATGTCAGTTCGAGTCTGACACCAGGTACCATTTAAGGATACAATATGCCAATGTATGAAGCAACTGTAAGAACACCTCAAGGTGAAGAAAAGAAACGTATCTATGCGGATACACCGCAAGAGGCTAAAAAACTTTTCGAGCAACTGTATGGTGGTCCAAGAGCAGTTCCATATATACCGCATATTGTAGCAAGTTAATTCGGAGTGTAGCGCAGTCTGGTAGCGCACCTGGTTTGGGACCAGGGGGTCCAAGGTTCGAATCCTTGTACTCCGACCAATTTATATTTTAGCAGTTTAGCCAAAATGTAGTGACAAGACAGCGCAATACTGTTATAATAGTCACATAGCAAGCAATAATGCTTGTGGACAGTTTTAGGATCGGTACAGCAACTACATATTACTATGGATTGCTTCACTTACCCTGTTATTAGCTGGAGCCTTTCGGGGCTTTGAAGGTTAAAGACAATGCGCAAGCAAGGACAGTGAAGATAGAGGAGTTTCGATAAGTCTCCTCGATAAAAACAAAAAGTAGAAAACGATCCTGTTATATTTGGATGACTACAGCAATTTAAACTAACGCTTAATGCTATAGAATGTGCCCCGTAAGGGTGGACTGAAAAGTTTATACATGTGAAATACCATGTACGCAGATGGAATAGACGACAGTATGGAAAGACATACTATGTGTTCACTACAGAAAGCCGAGTGTGAATAGTCAACATGAATGTTGATAGGGTCTGAGTGCCGTAATTGGTCAGACCAGAATACTAAACAAATTGGCACGATCATCCTGTTAAAGTTTTAGAATGTTAACAGCAACTTTAAATTTTCACGCATATCGAAAAAAAACACATTCTGTGAGGTAATAAAATGAACGCATTTGTAACAGCAATAGCAAACCAAGAAGCCCGTACTGCCAATGGCATGAAGGCACGTAAGAGCACAGCCAAGGCCACTGTGGACCTGTTCTACAAGATCGGCGCAAGCCGTGGTAAGAACATTGTAGGCGACTTCACTGCCGCTTATGTAGAAAACAGTGACGTAGCACTACGCATCGCACAATGGGCACGTGATGTCCGTGGTGGTGCAGGTGAACGTCAATTGTTCCGCGACATTCTAGTACATCTAGAAAAGCGTGACCCAGACGCCGCTTTGGCTTTGCTACGCAAGATCCCTGAAGTTGGCCGTTGGGATGACATCTTTGTCTTCACTAACCCTGACTTGAAGTCAGCCGCTTATACCATGTTGGGCGATGCCCTACGTGCCCGTAACGGTCTGGCCGCAAAGTGGACTCCTCGTAAGGGCAAGATTGCGGCTGAAGTACGAGCATTCTTTGGAATGACTCCAAAGCAGTATCGTAAGAGTTTAGTGGGAATGACCACAGTTGTGGAAACACAAATGTGTGCCAACGACTGGGACAACATCAACTTCAGTCACGTGCCAAGTGTTGCTTCACGCAACTACAAGAAGGCATTCAGCCGTCACACACCAGCATTCGCTGAGTATGTGGCCAAGTTGGTAAGTGGTGACAAGACTGTCAAGGTTAACGCCAGCGCAATCTTCCCACATGACGTGTTGAAGGGTGTTATCGGAAGCTACAACCGTGCAATTTTGGACAAGACAGCCACTGACCACATCGTGGCACAGTGGGATGCTTTGCCAAACTATGTGGGAGATGCCAGCATCATGCCAATCGTAGACGTTAGCGGTTCTATGTCTTGCCCAGCAGGAAAGAACACTAATGTGACTTGTATGGATGTTTCAATCAGCTTGGGCCTGTACCTAGCAGACAAGAACAAGGGTGTGTTCAAGGACACTTTCTTGACTTTCTCTAGCAAGCCAGAACTTGTTACTCTAAAGGGTAACATTGTTGACAAGGTTGCTCAAATGAGCAAGAGTGATTGGGACATGAGCACTAACCTAAACGCGGCTATGAACAAGATTCTAGACGTAGCGGTTAAGGGTTCAGTACCAGCCAGCGACATGCCAGCCATGTTGCTGATCTTGAGTGACATGCAGTTTGACCAATGCGCCAAGCACGACGACAGCGCAATGGAAATGATCGAACGCAAGTTCGAAGCCGCAGGCTACAGCATGCCACAAGTTGTTTTCTGGAACCTAAACAGTTCAGACAACGTGCCTGTTAAGGCTGACAAGAGTGGTGCCGCATTGGTAAGTGGATTCAGCCCAAGTATAATGACTAGCTTGCTAGCCGCTGACTTGGATCAGTTCACTCCAGAAGGCATCATGCTTAAGACTGTAATGAGTGATCGTTACAAGCTGTAAAAACATTGTTTTTAAATAGCACCTTCGGGTGCTATTTTTTTTATATTAATTCTGTCAAAGTAGGCAACTAGAAACATTTTAGATGTTATAATTAACCTATAGTAATTGTACTACACTACATCAAAAGACTAACATGTCATATTTTTTAAAATCAGGAATCTCGTTTCGTGTAACATCAAAAGAAGCCATGGACCTACACGAGGCACTACCAGCGGCTAATTTTACCATTAAAGAAAATCCAATGAGTGGTGAGTTGTATCTTGAACAAATTGATTCGTTTGAGATCAAAGGCAAGCGGTACGGCGACTTAGACAAAAATACAAATCGTATTTTTAATACATTCATGGATCGTAGTGCCAGCACTGGCGTAATGCTTACTGGTGAGAAAGGTAGCGGCAAAAGTTTGCTGGCAAAAGCCTTGTCAATTCATGCAGCCAATCAAGGCCATCCTACCATTGTTATTAACAATGCGTGGACCGGTGATAAGTTCAATGCCTTGATTCAGGCTATCGAGCAACCATGTGTTGTGTTGTTTGACGAGTTTGAAAAAGTCTACGACGCACAAGAGCAAGAAGCCATGCTGACTTTGTTGGACGGTGTATTCCCCAGCAAGAAAATGTTTGTGATTACCTGTAACGACAAGTGGCGTGTGGATAGCCACATGCGTAATCGTCCAGGTCGTATCTACTACATGCTGGACTACACAGGCTTGACACAGGACTTTATCATCGAGTACTGTGAGGACAACTTGAATGCCAAGGAACACATTGCTAAGATTTGCTCAATTGCCATGTTGTTTAACCAGTTCAACTTTGACATGCTGAAAGCATTAGTTGAAGAAATGAATCGCTACAATGAATCTCCTGAAGAAGCATTGAAGATGTTGAATGCCAAACCAGAATTTGATGACGGCAACAAGTATTCAACTCAACTGAGCTTCAAAGGTATTCCTGTTGAACAAAAGCATCTGGAGTCTCGCGAATGGAAAGGTAATCCACTCCAAAGCAAGATCCACTTGTCGTTCAAAGTGTCTAACGCAGGCCTACCCTGGACTGACAAAGACGACGACAAGGAAGATGCAGATTGGAACTGGGAAGAAGCTAGTTTTACGCCAGCTGAAATCCAAAAGATTGATCCACAAAGTGGCATGTTTATCTTCATGAACAAGGATGGTCATGCTCTTACACTTACCAAAGTGAAAGAAAAGAACTTCCACTACTACGATGCTTTTTAAGCAAAAACTTAGTTTTGAATAGCACCTTCGGGTGCTATTTTTTTGGCTGTTGTTACCCAAAATACAGCCCTACACTGAGTTTAAAACAGCTAGGGCAATGTTGACCTGCTTAGAACCGTTATCGACGCTTGTAGGGCATTTAAATGGGTCATAAATGTTGTAAATATACAACACATTTGGCTATTGACAAGATAGTCAGATGCTGTTATAATAATGATATGAAATTAGCAAAACTACAACCCGACTTTCAGCGTTGCGGCATTAGCCCAGCTATCCAAACCCATTCTTTTAACGAGTTTAAATCGTTACCAAAAAGTAATGGACTGTACAGCATTTGGCAAGGTGATACTTGCATTTATGTAGGACAAGGCGGTGGTGGTTCAGGCATCCGTGCTCGTTTTGAACATCACCACAATAAGGCGTATGCCATTCTGAAAGAAGGCACTAGCCACGGTAAGGGTTGGAAAGCGACCCGAGAAGAACAATGGTGGGATCCTGTATCATGGACTATCGAATATTTTGAATGCTCAAAAGCAGTTGATCGCACATATTTGGAAGGCGCAATGATGTTGATATTTGATCCGTTATGTAATGATGAAAATTTTGAAGATAGAACAAAAAATGTATAAGGTAAAAGGATCGGTAGTAACATTCGATGTAACAACATTGGATGAAGCAATGAGCACTGCCAAGGCAATGAATGAGTTTGTCTCTATCACAGGTCCAGATTTTGAAATTGTGGGCATGTTTGGTGTTGACAGCGTTAAAAACGGACTATGCCCAGATGGTGTTGTTTATGATTGGAACAAGGCGAGTCGCATCGGCCGTGTTAAAAAGGAACGAGTGTAATGGAAATATCAAGAGCAGAACAAAGTGTTATAAAATATAATCAAGAACAGTATCGTCTGGATCAGTCTCGATTGGAAAAACAACGAGAACAAGATTACAGCAAGCAGATTGAACAGCGCAGACTTGATCAAATAATAGCAGAACGAGTGGCAAGGAATCTTCGTCTAGATTTAGACAAAGGTCGACACATCGACATAGAAACTTAGGAGGCATATATGCCATGGATTGAAAACGTAGCGGCTGCTGATATACCCACAAGGTTCCATCACGAAGCCGGAGAGAACAGTATGCTGATCAGCATTGTTGATCCAGCCAGCTGGCGCCCCGTACCCGCACACAAGTTCAAAGAACAACATAACTTTGAATTTTTAGACATAGAAGAAAAGGACTTTGCATTAGACGAAGCCATGCGGTGTAGTCATGAGCAGGCCGCTGAACTTGTTCGACTGCTACAACACGCTTTGGCTAACCGTATGAACGTTGTAGTTCATTGCTACGCCGGCGTTTGCAGATCGGGTGCGGTTTGTGAGCTTGGAGTCATGTTGGGTTTTGAAGATACGGGTCGATTCCGTAGTCCAAATCTTTTGGTCAAGCATCGTATGATGAAAGCCCTCGGCTGGACATACGATTCGGACGAAAAGCCTAATTTAGACGACTGGAGAACTTTTAGATCGGTTGACTGACCGCGAGTTCTGTGTTATAATACATTTACACTAACAAGGAGCGAGCATGGATTATCTTGTAGAAGCACGTAGTCGAACGAAGAAAAAGTTTATCGAAGCTATTCTTCCTTCGATAGTTGAGCAATTGGGCTTAACCAACACTAGGAAGTCGCTGGTTATTCGATTAGAACAAGATTGTGAAGGAATGGGTTATACTGTTCCTGTGGACATTTTGGATAGCTATGTAATAGTTATTAAACCCACTATGTCTATCAAGTCTATCGGAGTTACGCTGGCACACGAGATGGTCCATGTACGCCAATTTGCCAAAGGCATTCTTAAAGTAAAGAATGGTGTAAATTATTGGTGCGGCAAACGCTACACTAAACGAACAAAATATCTGGATCAGCCTTGGGAACAAGATGCTTTTGCCCGACAAGAGATAGTTTTTAGAAAAGCAATTGAATAAAAGGACACTTTAATGGCTGGCAAAGCAAAATCAGTTTACCTCACAGTAACTACTCTGGATCACAAATCAGTTTTTCATCGAGTGTTTTTTAACGCAAAAGAGTTTAACGACTATGTTAAAACTGACGAATTCAAAGCAAAGTATCCAGGAACAGAATTTAAAATTGTAAAAGAAATTTATTAAAGAAAGGAGGGCAATATGCCTAGTGTATTTTTAGTAAGCGACACACACTTTGGTCACATGGGTGTATGTCGCTTCACACGTAACGACGGTGTTACCAAGTTAAGGCCATGGGACAGTCCAGAGGAAATGGACGAAGCCATGGTTGCTAAATGGAACGCCAAAGTTAAGCCAACTGATAAAGTTTATCACTTAGGTGATGCGGTCATTAACCGTAAGGCATTAAAGACATTAGGTCGCTTAAACGGTGACAAGGTCTTAATCCGCGGTAACCACGACATCTTCCGTGATGACGAGTATAGGACTTACTTCCGTGAATTACGAGCATATCATGTTATGAACGGAATGATCTTGAGCCATATCCCGTTACATAGTGATAGCATGGGTCGTTTTGGAGTTAACATTCACGGACACACTCACGCCAACCGTGTGAAGAAGGCTCGCGGTGTTGATGCTAGAACTGGCGAAGTTTTATACAGCGATGAGAACGATGTTCGTTATCATTGTGTTTGCGTGGAGCAAACTGACTTTGAACCTATCTTGTTCGAAGATGTTATTGCTCGTATCGAAGCCGAAGGTGGCAGTGTAGGTTTTAAAAACGGCAACGGCCCAACAATGTAAGGAGTATTATGCCAAAGTGTTATCAACTAATTGGAGTCCCAGGTAGCGGAAAATCTACCTGGGTAGCTGAACAAGACTGGGCGTTAACCTGTGCCCATATTAGTACAGACAAATGGGTTGAAATCTACGCAAAGGAAGTAGGACGCACCTACAGTGAAGTGTTTGTAGACTTTATGCCCACTGCCGTAGACCTTATGGCAAAAGAAGTTGTTGTGGCTCGTGAAATGAATCGCGACATCATTTGGGATCAAACAAGCACTACCGTTAAAAGTCGTGCTCGCAAGTTTAACATGTTAACAGACTATGAGCATATTGCCGTGGTGTTTAAGACACCTGAGCATACGGAACTAATGCGACGATTGATGGGCCGCCCTGGCAAAGAGATTCCGGATCATGTTATTGCCAGCATGATTGCTAGCTGGGAAGATCCAACAGAAGAAGAAGGATTTAAGGAAATTTGGTATGTCTAAAATTATTGCTACATTGTTATTCTTATTAGCTAGTTCTGTTAACGCATTGCCGTTAGAAGCCTACGACATTAGTAAATCCTGGGAAAAGGCCGAAGTACATGTTCCTGGAAATTTCTTTACCAAACAAATTAGTACTGTGGAAGTAACCAGTCCACTGCCTGTTGTTGTCTTGATGCACGGGTGTACAGGCATTACACAAGAGGAAACACAGTGGGCTCGTTTGCTGAAAGATAATGGATATATTGTAGTGTTACCTGATTCTTTCGCAATACCTAATCGAGTTGTTAACTGCTCTACCACAGAGAGAATTAACAATTTAAGATTAGTACCTGTTAACAGGCTTAGGCCAGCAGAAGTAGCGTATGCCATGTCTCAACTTCAAACTATGAAATGGGCAGACAAAAAACGTATTTTTTTAATGGGACATAGCGAAGGTGCTATGGCCGCGACACGCACTCCCGATATGGGATTTAAAGGCGTCATTGTGTCTGGATTTGTATGTAGCTTAGGTGTGATGGCTAGTGCTAATACACCAATCATAGCTATATCTTGGGGTAACGATCCGTATTTTGCTAACGGAGGCTTTCAATGCGATTCACAGTGGGGTGACAGGACAAATGGTAAATTAGTTCTATTAAACGGACAAGGACACGGAACTGTATCTTCAGCAGAAGCCAGGCGAGCAGTAGTATCTTTCCTAGAACAATAATTAAAATAGGCACTTTGGTGCCTATTTTTTTGACTAAAATTTATGTATGCTATATAATAGTATATGTCAAAAAAAATATCTAAAAGCAGTGAGCGATTCACTTTTCAACGTAATAATTATATTGCTCGAATAGAACAAAAAGGCACAAGTCTCCAAGATCCAGATGTAGTAAGCATGATTAAATTTTACAATAGCTGGACAGAGCAAGCCGAGGAACAGGAAGATAATCCAGCATGGCAAAAACATAATATGGAGTACGATTTAAGAACTTGTGAATGGATGTTAGAAAAAGTTCGAGGAGATCAAGTATATGCCCAACATCTATATGCTGCCATGTGTAATAATGAATTCACTAAACGCGAGATGTGGCCTATTTTGAAAGACGAACGATGGAGTTGTAGTTGGAGACATGCCGGTGGCATAATTGCCGATATGAGAGAAGAAGGTGATTATATTGATTGGTACTGTAGCGGTATACGCAATGACGGGTACCTAGATGATCAAGATGACGGACAAGAACTAACTATAGAACAAGAAATAATTCGTAAGAAAGTTGCTGCCTATGTTCCTGAAAGTGTAGTTACTGACGAGATAACCGATGACTTATTTAAAATCGGTTGGTTGGTTGCTGACTTAAAGGACGATGAATGACTACGTTTGATATTTTTCATATTACATTTAATGAAGCCAATCAAGAAGAAAATTGGTTACGTGTACTTGAACTTCATCCAGCCGCAAAAAGAATACATGGTATCTTGGGAATTGATAAAGCACATATGGCATGTAATGCGTTATCAACGACTGAACATTTCTGGACTATTGACGGAGATAACTGGCTAACTGAAACCTTAGATTGGGAGCCAGATCCTGCGAGAGATTTATTATGGTTCTACGCTCTGGATCCGGTACTCGATATACGTGTAAAAAATGGCGGAGTTAAACTATGGCGAAAAGATTGTTTTGTTAATACTGACATGAGCCAGGGAGATTTTTCTGTTGCTGCAACTGCTGCAAAAATTAGTCCGGATAAAGTTTTATCAATTACTAGATATAACACTATACCATACGATGCTTGGAAAACTTCTTTTAGGCATTGCGTTAAGTTATTATCTAAGATCTTTAGAGATCGTCCATTAGCAGTAAACGTTGAAAAATATTTAGACATATGGAAATCATACCAACATTTAGATAACGGCACAAACAATGCGATATGGTGCTATAGAGGTTACCTTGATGCAGAACAGTATGTAAACTTGTGTAATGACGATTTAGATTTATTGTATAAAATAAATGATTATAAATGGCTAATTACTCATTTTAATTCTAGACAACATGAATAATTTAAAAGGATCAGATTTAGACTACTCGTTAGTTGCTTCGTATATTCCCGAAGTTATGAATTCTCTTTATAACCCAGACGCATTTTCTTCAACATCGTTAACAGAAATGCGAGACGCATTTAGAATAAAACAAATGCAGGGGAAAACGTGGTTGCTAGATGAGTTAAAAAATTATTGCCTAGACAAAACTGTACCCGTATTAGTTATAGGATCCTGGTTTGGATTTACTTCTTTCTGCTTATGGAAGTTAGGATTCACCAATATAACAGAAGTAGATCCTGATGGTAGATTAACAGTGTTTGCTAAACATTTAAATAGATTTAATAAACAATTTAAACATGTTACCGCAGATGTCAATGACATAAATCTTAACGATTACGAGTTGATAATTAACCCTAGTTCTGAGCATATTATAAATAATACGTGGTTCGACGGTATAGGAACTGGTTCGTTAGTTATATTACACAGTACAAATATGCCAGCGGAAGATCACGCTAATTTATGCGACAATGTAGAAGAAATGAAAACAAAGTATCCGCTGGATATTTTATACGCAGGTACATTAGACTTAGATCAATATAAACGATTCATGTTAATAGGATATAAATTTTGAAAAGACTACACTGGCTACCTATAGATATTCCTAAGTTTGAATATTGTAAAGAAATAGTCCAAGATTTTAAATGTGAATTTATCCCGCCATCGGCGTTGGCATTCGCTGCTCAGCGGTTGACAGTGTGTGACTCAAATGAAGATTATCATAATTATAAAGACGCGACTTGGCGCAACGACCTAACATATAGTCAGCAAAAATTAAAAGAATATGTGGACTTGTATCTTCCGTTTACAAAACTGGTAACTATCAAAATGCATAATGTTATTAAAGAATCTACGTGGCATATTGATTTTAGATCACCAGATCGTAATCCAGAATTATACACACACAATCAACAATTCGAACCTTGCGGATATAGGATTGTGATACAAGGATCGCGTTCTGGCGAATTAGAAGTAAGAGTCAAAGACGATATACTTCGTCCAACTATGCCAGAGGACACCGACTGCTATGTGTTAGGACACACAACAACATTACATACTAATACAGGGATACCAAAGGATCGATATATATTATTTTGTCATGGATGGGTTGATCCGGTCAAACATGAAAATTTAATAGCACGTAGTCTTAAGAAATACGAACAATACGCAATATGGGAAAATAAAGATGAATAATAGTAACTGGGAAAAATTAAAAGTTAAATCACAATATCATTTCGATACCACAGTAATAGACCCTAAGTGGGACTGTATAATTGAGTTAGGAAAATTTGCAGGAGACTGGAGTAAAGAGTTAGAAGTTGTCAAAGAAACATCTAAACCAGTATCTTGGAGAACACGCGGGGATCCTAACAAGCCGTCTCGCCCCGAAGAAGAACTTGCTTCTGAAGAATATGACTTAGAAGTAGCAGGCGCTAATCCTGAACTGATTATTAGCAATTTCGATTACAAGCTACCTGACATATTTAAAAAGATGTGTGACGTTATTGGATTGGCTAATAGGATGGACAGAATACATGTTCAAATGCCAGGGCAAGTATTCAATAAACACCTAGATAAATTAGAAAAGTTTAATCCTGAAGATCCTAGTAAAATTATGAGAATCATGATACAATTAACAGATTGGGATCAAGGACATTTCAGTCAGTACGGAAACTTTACATATCAAGGTTGGAAAGCAGGTGACATTCATACATTTGACTGGCATAATGTTCCGCACTCTTCCGCTAACGCAGGATTGACTCCGCGAGTTAGTTTACTAACAACGGGCACACTGACAACAAAAACAATTGAATTTTTATCTGCTGCCAAAAATAAACATACATTTGAAGTATAATATGAGTAACGGACACGATTTAATTTTTGCGGCAGGGGCACCTGGATCCAGATGGACTAGAGTGTTATCTTTATTATCACTTCACCCCGCAATAAATAACTCCGACGCCGCCAATGTAAAAAAACAAAACTTTACTAGGGCAGTACATCACTTTGGTGCATACTTTGGACCGTACAACGAAATCGGCGAAAACTTTGAAGACTTATCAAAGCTAACTAAAGAAGAGTTCTTGGCAGAAATTAAAAAGCCATTCTCAAATTGGGACACTGGTGTAAAGATAATCAAATCGCATTGGTTCTGCCATAATAAAAATCTAGATTGGTTAGTATCTAATTTTCCAGATGCTAGTATTATGTTGTTTTATAACGGTGACGCCGCCTCTTACAAATGGTGGATGTATAATGGTGGGTTCGATATAACATTTCCATCGTATCAATGGTATCAAAATGATGAATATATGTACGACGTTATTCAAGAGAATAATAAGACCATCACAGATTTCGCAAGACGTCACTTGATAAAATTTAAATTTCATGAAAACTACGATTCATTAATAAAAGATTTAGCGTTTACTGATGAGATTGAATATTTTGATAAATTAACTCAGGCAGACTATGACTTAATTTACGATATAGTTAAGCAAGCAGATGAATTCCATTCTAAAGCTTCTGTATCGGCTATTGGAATTTATAATAAAAATATTTCCACTAAATTTAACAGCGCAGAAGAGTTTGATCATTCACTTATTAAATGTGCTTATCAATTTCAAAGACAATATGAATGGTCCGCAGTTGAACAAAAGATTGTAGATGAGTTCGGTATCGAAAAGTTAGAGCATTATAATCGTATAATAAAGGAAAAACATGAAAATTAATATATTTGTAGGTATAGAAGGGACACATAAGTTAGTTGATGATATGGTAGGAGGACCTTCCATTGCGTTACCAAATAATAACAAGTTACAACAAGAACTTGCTCTTACTAATATACAGATGATCACGGGCCCCTTAATGAGAGAACCATTAAACAGAGCAGATACACTAGATACTGTATTGTCCAAAATGTTTAATATAGTCGACAATAAAACAGTATGTAATTTAGGATTCTTTGGATTTAAAAATACAACTAAAACGGTGATGGAAAAAGCGGCGATAGGATCTCGATTATGGTTTTTTAGACCAACCGATACAAGAGTAACTGCTGAATGTTTAATCGATATGTCTAATAACTGTTCCCAAGCCGGTAACCATAGAATTATTGAAGAATACGGCGATTCAATAACTACTATAGAACAAGCATTGAAATTTGTAGAAATTAGAATGGGCAAACTTACAAATCAAGCTAACGCTATAAATAACCTTCATATTGTACACGACTGGCAACCATTTAACGCAGAATTATTTAACGGAGGGAATGCTCCTCTAACTAGTAATATAGAAGCAATGTGTTGGGAAATTATTTCATAAGATTTTTATAATTAAGATCTATCGATGTTGCGCCTATAAAAGATTTTATAAGTTCTAAATCTAGATTATCCCAAGTTACATTAATGTACTTGGGATTTTTCTTTATACGCTCAATGTGTTGTGTGGTCAAAATTGTTGCCACATAATCGTAATACTCGGAATCATACACGGAAGAATACACCGTGTCTCCGTGTGTCGACCATGCCCAATAATCGCGATGTGTCGGGATTGGATTTATATCCAGCAACTTGGCTAACGATAATGCAAACTTGCTTTCCTTACCTGCGATAGGTTTTAAACTTTTGTTTTCTATGTTAATTGGAAATAGTGCTGTTGTGTTAATGTACCTGTCAACTATGTATTCAACATTTTGATCTATTAGATTAATAATCTTAGCATTAGGGAAATGAGTCAGCAGATAATCGCCTATATCATGTAATACCCAGACTAAATGTTTACCCTCGTTGAGAATTTCATCTGCACCTGCCGCTGCCATTGCGTCTGGCCAACGTGTTTCGTATAAAATATGTACAAATTCGTCAGCCCAAAACTTTTCAATTCGTTCTCCCATTAATGGGATCATGTTCTTAGTAGTACGTCTATCAAAATGATGAGGACTGATTGTTTTTCCCTTTACTAAGTTAGTATGAAAAACATCCCAGGGAGTGATTCCGTTGTGAGTCTTATTATTATACCAATAGACATTGTCAAAACAGGACACTATTCTGCCAAGGCGGTGGCCGCTGCCACCGGGGCTTGCTAAAATAAAAATTAATTTATCACTGTTAGCGTAATCCATTTCTTTCTCGGAATCCTTCACGGGCAGTATCGTAATAATCTAAATTTATACCCCATATAGATTGCTCAGTATCAAAAAGCATAATACTTTCTGTTAAGCAAGTTACCATGCCTTGTTTTTCTAGTAATTGAAATACCCTATGACTTTGATCCATTGAAACAATACCGTCAGGATTTTGTTTATTAGTAGTAATAACTAATGTTTCAGCACCCTGTTGTTTAGCCCACTCACGCTGTAATGGTAAATGGTAATAAAATGGAATAGATGACATATGGGACTTACTAACAATATCGAATACATTGCGGTACTCGGCAAGTTCTATACCTCTAAATAAGACTCTAAATATTCCAGGGCCTGCCGCTGGCAATGGATGACAGCCGCTGACACTGATAAGTTCATCGTCTAAATAAGTCAAGAAAAACTGTCCCCCGGTTTCTAATGCCCATTCTAATCGCATAGCTTTTAATGAGCTATTATTTAAATTGCCCTCAAGCCTACACTTTTCGCAAAATATTTTTAATGATTCCAAATGCTCTGGAGAGTATTGGACTGTTTTTAACCTTTCTTCGGAGACCATAAGTCTACCTCCTTATTAGTTCTGCCCATGTAATACATGACGCCGTTAATCATACACACTTTATCCTTAGTTTCAAACCAACTATCGAATATACAAATGTCACCCTTGACCCGTAATTCGTTGTCAACTACATTTATGCTACACCAGTATTGGTCACCCATAATAGTGGCATTAGTGGGCGCGAGTGTTTTATACTTATTAATTTTCTCCATACTGTCGAAAATAGTATTAATAGCTATAGGACCCACTTCGCTCATTCCCCAATTAGTCATGAATGTCGCACCGCGCTGTACAAATGCTTCGATGATATTCCACGTAACCGGATCTGCGCCACATGTAACCCATACGCCATGTAGGTCTAAGGTATCGAATCCTTTAGTAAGCATTATTGCTTTAGCATGTAACGGTGTTATATGAGTATGCGTATATTTGTTAACATCGCGTACAAAATCATAAGCACTGAACTTTACTACATCGACTGTTGCCCCTATACTCAATGCTGGCAATGTTTGAGCAAGAAGGCCACCTGCATGTTCCAAACTACAGCAAGTGTATACTCTACTATCTTTGGTTAATTGTTGGACATTGATTGCTACGTCATTGGCACATTTGAGTTTTTTTGGAGTTTGAAAATAAGCAGATGGTCGACCGCTTGTTCCTGAACTACAAATGGTAATCCCATTTGTTAAAATGTTTTCGTAATCGATTGGCATTATTGCGTTTGACATTGGTTGATAAAAAGTGTATACTGTATTTAATTAATGTAAATACTAGTAAGAAATTTCAGGACCAATATGCCAACATTTAACGTAGAAGATATATTTGAAGACATTCCAGGAGATCCCGACAATGTGTTATTAAAATTTCCTCCGGAAATTATTGAACAAACAGGATGGAAGACTGGTGATACACTCGACATCAAACTGGAAAACGGAGCAATAGTTGTGACAAAACATGAGTAAAAAATCAGAGTTAATAGAGCTCACTGGTGTAGTAGATGAAGTATTGCCAAATACCACTTTTAGAGTTAAGGTTGACAATGTAGGACAGATAGTTTTGTGCTACATAGGTGGACGACTCAAGCAACATAAAATTAAAATTATACTTGGAGACAAGGTTAAGATAGAAATGAGCCCTTATGATTTAACCAAGGGTAGAATAACTTATAGGATGTAAGATGAATTCTTTGCTCGGGCGTGTGAATACAGTATGTAAAAATGTTCGAGACATTAACTGTGACTCAATTAGTTTTAAGAAACTAGTGGGCAGTGTAAGAAAAGAATTCAAGGAACAGGATTTAGATATAGATCTAAAAACCAAAAAAGATAAGAAATTAGAACCATCTAATTTTTACGTGTTAGCATACTACGATGCTGACAGCGATTTCAATAATGAAACGCCAATCGAAGTTATTATTCATCACAACTTTGATGACTTACTAAAGTTTAAAGACAGTCAAACTACAGAACTTCTAGTAGAAATATATGATGCTACGGTACACGAGCTACGTCATCAACAGCAAAGTAAACATCGTAAATATGAAAATTTCAGCGATCATGCTGAATCTCCTTATGACAAATATCTAGCAGATCCTGACGAGCTAGATGCCTATGCGGTTAGTATAGCTGTAGATTTGCTAAGAGTTATGACTGCTGAACGGGCCAAGCGATACATGAGTAGATTAACGGTATTAGCCAAAATGCGATTTGGTCCGGTTTACGTTAGTACCAATTTACAAGCCTACGTGTCGCATTTTCGCAACAATCCATTACTCAATCGATTAGCCAAAAAGGTCTATAAAAATTTAGAAGTGCTTGACAAACGACATATATTCGTGTAAAATATGATACTCGCAAACGATAACGGAAAGTTTGAAATGTCACACCCTGAGTTTACTTTGGAACAAGTGTTAGATTTGGCCTGCGCGGCACAGCGCATTAACAATGCCTATATTAAGCAAACCGAATTCGTTTACGATTCGGAAATGAAACCATTATACCGAAAAGAAGCAAACAAGTATCTAATGTTGTTTACACTAGGACTAGAAAAAGCCTACGATGAACAGACTAGGCCCGAGCCCTTGAATGTTATACAAGCAGATAGAGAACAAGCAGAAGAAATTCGAAAATTCTTTCGACGTTATATGTTTGGTGCTGTAGCAGGTGACAATGAGTTTCAAACAGAAGTTAACTCTATTTTGAGTTCAGAAACTGTTGCTCGGAATAAATTTGGGTTTATTGCCTGTTTGCCCAGCGTCATGGAAAGAGATAAACAAAGACTTAACCAAACACGCAGTCTCAAGTCGGCAGACAATGAGCCGTTGGGTATGCCAGGAGATGTGTTTACCGATTTGGATTGCGAAATTGTTTCAGCAAGACGCTCGGAAAACTTTGACGCTTGGAACATCTGTGCTATAATTAACAACAGGATAGTCAGCTGGTTCAGCAAAGTAGAATTGAAAACTGGACCTTGCGTTGTTGTCAAGGCCAAAGTAAAAACAATCGGCGAAAATTGGCACACTAAGAAAATTGAAACACGTCTTAACTATGTAAAGGCAGCACAATGAGTAGAAAAATTGAATTGGATGGTGAAGCGGCAGACCGTATTACGGTGCTTAATCTACAAGATTATCGTGCCTACCTTAAAAAAGAATTGGCGCAATGGAAAAAGAATCCCAGGACGGATTCTAACCCAGACGGATACTGGCTACACCCTGAAGACGTAAGTGGTAACATACGAACTATAGAAGCATTGAATTTGGTTATCAAACACTTTGGAAAAGAATAATGAAACAAGAACTAGACGAACTGCTTTGTAAGAAATATCCAAAGATGATGGTGAACCGCAACAAGAACATGCAGGAAACTTGTATGTGTTGGGGATTCGAATGTGGTGATGGTTGGTTCAATATACTGGATCAACTTATGGGTAATATCCAACATCACATTGATTGGAAAGAGAAACAGCGTAAGTGGGCTATGGAATATAATGAAATGGCCGCACAAGCCAAGGCTGGTGATTGTAAATTATTTTTTGAACAAAATAGTTCTATTACCAATCAAGCATACAAAGATGAAAGATTGGCAGAAATTATTGCTGGAGATTTTAGACAGATTCCAGAAAGCATTCCGCAAGTGACATTGGATCAAGTTAAAGAAAAGTTTGGTACACTGAGATTTTATTACACAGGTGGTGATGATGAGATTAGTGGTATGGTACGTATGGCAGAAAGCATGAGTGGCGTTACCTGTGAAGAATGTAGCGCACCAGCTGAAACACATGGACCTGGGTGGATTCGTACTATTTGCGAACCTTGTGAACAAGCACGTGAAGTTAAACGTGCCAAAGATATGGCAGAATATGACGCCCAGCGATCATGAAGTAATTGTAGATTGGCACATGCAAGGTGTGACTTGGTGGAACGACACTTGTGCTCTTGTACTTGAAGTGTTTGGCTTGCCAGGACACAGATTTGTATACACGCCTAGCGAAGATTTTATGACGTTTACATTTAAGTCAACAAAAGATGCTGACTTATGTAGAATATTATTAAGCGAAAGATTATGAAAATTAAACTAGTATCGGATCTCCATTTAGAGTTTTCCGATATCAATATTAAAAATGATCAAGGCTGCGATGTCTTGATTCTCGGAGGCGATATCATGGTTGCTCAGGATCTCCACGACCATCATGCCGCAGACTTTAATCCTTACAGTAATGGTGCCTTGGCAGACCTTAGCCGAAAAATGCAACGTGTTGCTCGCTTCCGTGATTTTTTGAAGCGTTGTTCGTTCCAGTTTCCGCATGTGATCTACGTTATGGGCAACCATGAATTTTACCACGGTAAATTCTTTGCTAGCATCGATCACATGCGTGAAGAAATTGCTAAGTATCCCAACATCTATATGTTGGAACAAGATACCAAGGTAATTGACGATGTAACATTCGTGGGCGGCACGTTGTGGACTGACATGAATAAAGGTGATCCTTTGACCATGCATGCTATTGAAGGTATGATGAACGACTTCCGTATCATTAAAAACGACAAGCGTAACTATGCTTCAATGAGTGCTAGAGATGTTGCGGATCGTCATGCTCGTACACTTGGATACTTTAAATCGGTGTTGGCAGATAACAAAGATAAAAAGTGCGTGGTAGTTGGGCATCACAGTCCCAGCTATCAAAGTGTACATGAGTCTTACAAGTCGCAGTACTTGATGAACGGTGGCTATCATAGTGACTTGAGCGAGTTTATCATGGATCACCCACAGGTCAAACTGTGGACACATGGTCACACCCATTATCCGTTTGATTATGTAATTGGTGAGACTAGAGTTGTATGTAACCCTCGTGGTTATGAAGGCGACGGATACAGCGAAGACACTGGCTGGAATCCTGACATTGTATTGGAGATTTGAAATGATTGAAGAAAAAATTAACATTGTTGACTTAACAAGAGTGACTGCCAAAAACATGTATGAGATGTTGATGGAACTGTCAACTCATATTGAAAAGCTACAGGCAGAAAATGCCGAACTTAAACGCAAACTAGAGTTACATCAAGATGACCTTAAGTGAACAAGACTTGAAATTATTCAAGAAGTGGTTGAGAAGTCATCTCAACTATGGTCCTGTAACTGTTATTTTCACCAAGAAAGACGGCTCGGAACGAGTGATGGAATGTACAACTAATACATCACTTGTTCCCCAAGTGTTACATGAGACAAACACAGACAACCCTATTGACTTTCCTGTTGCCAAGAAAGAACGTAAAGTTAGCGAAGATATCATGCCAGTTTACGATCTTGAATCACGGGCATGGAAAAGTTTTAGATGGGATAGTATTAAACAAATAAGGTTAACACTATGAGACAATATATTGAAGACACTTGCGAAATCCTTTGCGAATCAAACGGTCGCAAAATGGTAGCTGACGTTTTGGACTTTAAAGATCGACAGTACTTGTCAGTGAGTGTTGACAAGAAGGTCAAAGTTCAGTTACAATGGAATGGTAAGTTTTACGAAGGCGGTGTGGCCGGTCTTAACTTTAGCACAGACGGTCCAACAGTTAGCACATACAGACAAGGTAGATAAAAATGAAAATCGGATTAAGCTATAGTCGTTGCATTTTGGACATTGTAGAAGGCCGTGTAGACATGGAAGATGTACTAGTGTTGATTACTCGTACAAATTTCGACCCACGAGACGATGTCCAATGGAGTGGTATTTGGTCAGGCTACTGCCTAGGAGGTATGAGTAATACTGAATGGGGTCACTACGATTTCAACAGCAAAGACGATGAGGACAAATTTCGCAGTGTGAGCACCATGCTTTACACAGATGGCAAAATGCATCAGCCTCGGCAATTTGGTGCTCATCCTCGACGTCGTCCGGAGTTTTGGCTAGAGACTGTATTGCCCAGCGAAGAACTTGCTAAGAATCCTACAGCCAAGAAGGCTTGGGAAAAGTTCCAAACTGTAGCAGGATTAACCAACGTAAACTTAGACGACACATACCAATGAACGCTATTCAAGATTGGATCACTACAAGCTATCAGGAAAGCGCAACCAAGTACACCGAAGATCCCTTAGTGCTTGCTTGTTCATTATACGAGCTTGGTAAAAAAGAACCCGGCAAGTATCGCCAACTGGAAAGTCAAGAAGTACTGGATAATATTACAGACGACACCCGTACATATTCGGAAGCTGTTCGTAAGTATTACACGCGAAAGTTTCTTTGGCAGTCGTTGAAAAATAGCAATCACATGAGTGATTATAGGCGAAGAGTTTGTGTTTTGTTAGAAGGACGAATTCGCGAGTGTATGGAAAAGGATTCTGGTATATATTATAAATTACCATGGTTCTATAACGAAGATATGATCTACGACGAATTTAAAAAACAATATAACACTACCACAGGCTTAGTTCACGGTAATAATTCTGCTAAACAAAATTTAGAATTAACCTATTTGAAAAGTACACTTAGTAGACAACAAAAGAGAAAATTAGTTAGATTTTGGTTTACCGATAGTACCCACCTGTTTAACATTGAAGTGTTAGACGACAATCCGTTTTTAGAAATGTTTAACACCATGATTGAGCCTGGTAAACTTTGTAAATTTACAACCTACTACAAACCAAATAGAATTGATAATATGTACTATTACACTCTATTCCAATTTAATTTTACAAAGGAATAAAATGATTAGACTTTGGTTAGCATTTGCCATCCTTGCTGTTATCATTCACTTTGGCATTACTGCCTGGAGAAAGATGGAAGGTAAGGAACGTTGGACCTTGACAAAGTCCATTGCGTATAGTATAATTGTCGCATTACTAGCTGTTCTAGTGATGGCTATAATTGTTATTTTATTTTAAGGATTTATATGATCAATGATCGTTATCTTCGCCCTTTGTATTTTGCTTTGGGTTTTGCTGTTTGCTTTTTTCTTTTTTCACAAGGTATTATTTAAAATGAAACGTATTTTGACTCTTTCCGTTCTTGCCGCGGCTGTGCTGGCAACAGGTTGTACTCGTATTGAAACTGGTGAAGTCGGTGTTCGAGTTGGATTCGACAAACAAGTTCAAAGTGGTGAACTGCTTCCTGGTTCTTTCAACCAATCCATCATTGGAGAAGTACTTACATTTCCTATCAAGGATGTGAATGTAACTCTTAACGACATGACACCTGTTGCCAAAGACAACTCGACCATGAAAGACTTTGATGCAGTGGTTGTCTACAACATTAACCCCCAGCAAGTCTCTGAATTGTATTCAACTAAGAACAAGAGCTTCCACGCCGAGTTCAAAGGTGATACATTTGTAATGTACAACTACATTGTACAAAATGCTCGTAACGCTATCTACAAGGCGGCACGAAAGTACGAAGCATTGGACATGGCAGATGCTCGTAGCGACATGGAAACTTTTATTAAGGAAGAAATTGTTCGCAATCTTGCCGAAGAAAAATTGGACGGTAGTATCAGTATTAGTCAAGTATTGATTCGTAATATTGTGCCAGCTGATTCAGTTGTGGCAAGTGCTAACGAATTGGTCAAGGCCAAGAACGAATTCAAGACTGAAGAAGTCAAAGTGGCTACAGCACGTAAGCGTAACGAGTCGATGCAGGCCAACCCGATGGCAATTCCGTTGCTGATGGCGGAAGCCCAAGCAGAAGCCATGCGTAAGTTGCCAGATGCTATTGCCAACTTCAAGGGCCAGACTTTAGTCATCAATGGTGTTGTAACTCCCACTGTACAAACTAACGGAAAATAAGGAAACAAATGCCTAATTTAGTGCCTATGGTAATCGAGCAAGAAGCTCGAGGAGAACGCAGTTACGACATTTATAGTCGACTACTTAAAGATCGTATTGTGATGCTAGACACGGACGTGAATGAGCATAGTGCCAGTTTACTAGTGGCTCAGTTGCTGTTTTTGGAAAGCCAAGGTAATGAAGATATCACATTCTTTATCAACAGCCCTGGGGGTGTAGTTACGGCGGGCTTGGCCATCTACGACACAATGCAGTTTATCAAACCCGATGTTTGTACTGTGGTTATGGGGCAGGCCTGTAGTATGGGCAGTTTGCTAGCCACAGCGGGTGCGAAAGGCAAGCGTAAGATGTTGCCGTTTGCTAGACACATGATTCATCAGCCCAGTGGCGGCGCCCGTGGACAAGCTACAGATATGCAGATTCAAGTGGAAGAGATTTTGAAAATGAAAAAAGAGCTAACCGGAATCTATGTTGCCCACAATAGTAAAGGTAAAACCTTTGCTCAATTTAGTGCTGATATGGAACGTGACAAGTTTATGAGCGCACAAGAAGCACTGGATTATGGATTGATTGACGAAATCATAACAAAACGTCCGTAAACTACGCAGTTAATTGGTATTCCCTGTATAATATAAATATGTTATAGGGGAATGGCAATGAATAGGAAACCATTTAACTGGTCAGTATTGGACAGAACCAATTTGTATACTATGCTATACGAATTGAAGCCCTCTGTTGTGGGGCGCCGTATCGCCATCAAAGACTTACAAAAGTTATTGGCAGCGCATATCAAATGGCACTTACCCATTAAAGTTACCTTGAAACGGGATCTCACTCACGAAAAAGGGCTGGTCTATATTGGCGGCGCATATTATTCTGATAATGATGTTGAAAATCGTCGGCATGTTGAAATAACGTTTAGTTATAAAGATACCAATGCTACCATCAAACTATCGGACAGCAGATGGGATAGAATGTGTAAATTGTTTGCGGATACCATGCTACACGAAATAATACACGTGAGGCAATATCGTACTAGAACATTTAAAGATATTCCAGGTTACGAAAGCACAGCCTATTATGCGAGAGATCGCAAAGAGCAAGAGTATTACGGGCACAAAGACGAAATGGGCGCATTTAGTTTTAACATTGCCTGTGAATTGTACGATAAATTTGGCGACGATTTTGACGCAGCCAAACGATATTTAGACAGCAATTTGGCAAAACGTGCCAAAAAATCCAGCTATCATAAGTATTTAAAGACGTTTGATTGGAATCATAACCATCCTGTCATACGCTCCATGAAAAAGAAAATAATTCGAAACTTGCCCTACGCCCAAATTGGTAAACCATTTCGAACAACAAATCACTTGACCTACTGACCGTTCGATGCTATAATACTTGTATTGTAAAAGATATAGGAGCCCAAATGTCAGACCCATGTTACAGCGTTATTTCCTCTTTGGAGGACCATCCTAGCCGTTTGAATAAAGAAGCTATTATTCAAGCTCAAGCGGAAGCAGGTAATCAAGAATTTTTTGAAGGTTTGCGCCTTTGCTACGATTCCATGATTACATTTGGGCTTAAACAAATTCCGGAGAAAAAAGATGAAGATGGTGTTGGCTTGGATTGGGATAGTTTTAGTCTCATTATTACTGGCTTTGTCAATCGCTCATTCACAGGCAACCTTGCTCGTGACACTGTTGCGAACATGATGAAGACGGCCACTAAGGCCGAATGGAACGGATGGTATCGCAGAATTCTTATTAAAGACATGCGAGCCGGATTTAGTGAAAACACAGTTAACAAAGTTGTAGAAAAACAGTACCCGCAATATGCTGTTCCTGTGTTTAGCTGTCAGCTTGCTCACGATAGTGCTAATCACGAAGCAAAAGTTACAGGCAAAAAAATTATCGAAGTTAAGTTAGACGGAGTGCGTGTCATCACTATTGTGTATCCCGATGGTCGCGTGGATCAGTTTAGTCGTAATGGCAAGGAACTTGTAAACTTTCCGCACGTTAAGGCACAGTTTGAAGCTGTAGCGGCAGAAGGTGGCATCAGTCAGCCTACTGTTTTTGACGGTGAGATTATGAGTGGCTCGTTTCAAGACTTGATGAAACAGATTCATCGCAAGAGCAGTGCTCAAGCCAACGATGCGGTGCTTAACTTGTTTGACATTATTCCGCTTGAAGATTTTGAAACAGGCGTGTGTGGCCGCACACAATCAGAACGCAGTATGTTGCTCAAAGTTTGGCATGGAACTTGGGAAGATAAAATTCCCAACATAACAGTTGTGGCACAGGAAACTGTGGACTTGGATACTGAAGCAGGACAAAAGCGTTACAAAGAGATTAACGCATTGGCTATCAAGGGCGGCTACGAAGGCATCATGCTTAAAGATGCTGATGCTGGATATAAGTGTAAACGCAGTGTAGCATGGCTCAAGCTGAAGCCGTTTATCGAAGTAAGTTTAGAGGTAATCGATGTTGAAGAAGGCACAGGAAAAAATATTGGACGACTTGGAGCGATTGTATGCCAGGGAGTCGATGACGGAAAAACTATTCAAGTCAATGTTGGCAGTGGTTTTAGTGATAGTGATCGTGATAGTTATTGGAGTTCACGTGATTCCTTACTTGGTCAGATCGTGGAAGTGCGAGCAGACGCAGTCACACAAAACCAAGACGGAACATACAGTTTGCGATTTCCACGGTTCCTACGGTTCAGAGGATTTGAAGTAGGAGAGAAACTGTGAAGATAAGTGCTAGAACAACTAATATTCGAACCATACGTCAGGGTGACCCTAAGTTTATGCTTCAGGACGGTCTAATGATATGCCCTAGAGCAGGATTTGAAATCAGTGAAAAGTGTCCTACAAATTACGCAAAAGTTCTTGCTGAATGTATTGAGTATGGATGGCTTAAACCTGTAGCACATGTCCATGGTAAAGAACTTACCATGGACGCACTAAGATAATTAAATATAGTACACACAAGGAGAAACTTATGTACACAACATCAATGTACCGCTCAGCAAGCGAGATTAATTCAGCAATGGGACGTGTCTACGGTCACATGAGCTTGGCTGTTATAACTAGCATGATTGTTAGTTACTTTGTAGGATCCAGTCCTGAACTACTGGCATTTTTCTTTACAGGCGTATTGAAATGGATTGTAATCTTTGCCCCACTGGTAGCAATTTTTGCCTTTACATTTGCTAGTGAACGACTTAGCAAGAGTGGGCTACAGCTATTTTTACACGGCTTTGCGGCCTTGATGGGTCTGAGTTTTGCCACAATTTTTGCCATTTATACTATGGGTAGTATTGTAAGTGCCTTTATGGGTGCTGGTGTACTTTTTGGCGTTATGAGTGGGTATGGCTACTTTACCAAACGAGATCTATCTGGAGTTGGACAATTTATGATTATTGGTTTAATTGCCATTATCATTGCCAGCATCATTAATATCTTTATTGGCAGTACAGTGATGCAAATGGTTATTAGTGCTTTGGCAATTATTATCTTCTTGGGATTGACTGCCTATGATACACAACGTATTCGTGAATTGGTTAGTTATGACAACACAGGTCGTGAAGAAGTAATCGGAGCTCTAACACTCTATATGGATTTCATCAATCTATTCATCAATCTATTACAACTGTTTGGCGTAAAGAAGGACTAAATGGCACAACACACACGTTACTGGAGTTGTACTCCGTTCGCAGACTGGATTCGCGGCACTAAAAAACTCGGCGCCGGGACTAGCGAGGAATGGGACGAATGGACAACTGCGGCCCAAATGAAACATAACTTCCGCTATTGGTTGGCGGAAGAAGCACTCGGGCATATCCAAGATTTTGTAACATGGCCTATAAGGAAAATTTATGATATCAAGTACTACATTAACAACCGTTGGGTTAGTCGCACTCATAGTCTTACCGCTCATGCCCGGGATATTAAGCCTGGTCAATGGCAGGACGTGGGGAACCGCTTTTTGCCTTGCTTATTCAATGAGCTGGTTGATTTTGTTGAGATAGAATCAGCGTGGAGTCACATTGCTTGGGGTGATAAAGAAGCTCGCGCAAAATACGATCCTCCATTTTGGGCTAGTGGTTGGTTCCGTTGGCGGGTCTGGCGTTGCCCACAAGCAGGCCTTGATCACTTAGATTGGGCAATGACATTGACCAACAGCGATTGGTGTGGGCCAGATCATCCTGACTACAACAAGCCAACTGGACAGGCCATACGTGCGAAAGAAATCAAAGAGCTTTACACATGGTGGACTACTGTCTATCCAAATCGTCCCGATCCATATGACGCAAGTGGTTGGACTGAGTACTGTGAACGGAGTCGAGAACTGAATGGTGGTAAATTGTTCGGCAGCAAGAAAACTCCCGAACTAGAAAAACTAAGTAATAAAACTCACAAGCTTCTACAAAAGATTGAAGCTGACTACGAAAAAGAGGACGAAGCCATGATGATTCGCCTTATTAAGGCAAGAGACTCGTTATGGACATAAAAGTTAATCAAGAATATCTTAATAATTATTTTAGCACAATTTGGTATAAAACAGACAGTCGTTTAGACAAATATGATAAAACAGGACTATCGTTAGCTGATAAAATTAAACCAGGTGAACGTGTAATTGACGTGGGGTGTGGCACAAATCCGTTTAAAAATCTTATACCACATATTGTAGGAGTAGACCCTGCGTTTGATCAAGCCGACTTTAAATGTACAATCGAAGAGTTCCAAACAGACGATAGATTTGATGTTGCTTTCTGCCTAGGTAGTATTAATTTTGGAACAGTCAATGATATCGAACGGCAAATTGCCAAAGTGATATCTTTATTAAAACCTAACGCACGGATCTATTGGCGTTGTAACCCAGGCCTTCACGATCATGCCAACGAAGAATGTAAAAATATTAATTTTTATCCATGGACTATCAATGAGCATGTTCGATTAGCAGATAAATTTAATGCTGTATTAATTGAATGTTGTTTTGATACTCCTCGAAGATTATATGCAGAATGGAATTTAAAATAATTTTATTAATCTGTGTCAACTGTTTGTTAGGCTAAGGCGTTATATATGTATACAGATAGTTTTCTGTATATTAAACAAAAAGGAAACTTTATAATGAAATTGATCGCAACTCTAATCGCAACAATGTTTGCCGCAACTGTATTCGCCGCTGAGCCAGCTAAGGCGCCGGCTGCTCCTGCCGCTGCCGTAAGTGCTCCAGCTAAAGTAGAAGCAAAGAAAGAAGTTAAGAAGGACGAAAAGAAGCCTGCAAAAAGTGAGCCTGCTAAGAAAGACGCATCTAAAGCAGACGCAAAGCCTGCTGTTCCAGCAAAGTAATTTTGATCTAGAACACAGTGACCTCATAATAGACGATGAGGTCACTTTTGGTCGTAATCGACGAAGTGCAGAGTTTGGTAAGTTAGTTCAAGATGATGAACTATCAGATCATGTAAAGTTTAGATTATGGCTAGCTAGACAGTTAGCAATGAAGAAGTACTACGAAGTTTGGGGGTAACACCCCAAACTTCTAGAATAAATATTAGTTTAGGAGTTCGGTATGAAAAAATTTATGTTAGCTTTAATGTTGATGATTTCTGTTCCTGCCATGGCACAGCATCATGGACACGGCCTAAGACATCATCACTGGCATGGCAGTGCCAACAATTGGATGGCACCTGCTATTATTGGAGGTGTAGTTACTTATGTGCTAACACGACCAACTCCTCAACCTGTTGTAATAGAACAACAACCCATTATTTTACAACAACAAACGGTGTGTAGTTCTTGGAGAGAAGTCCAACAACAAGATGGTACTATCCTTCGTGAACGTACCTGCTATCAACGATAAATAGTTACGTAGGAGATAAACATGAAGAATATTATTTTTGTTATGGGTTTGGCATTAGTTCTTGCCAGTCCGGTTCAAGCCAAAGAAGAAACCAAAGACATCAAAGTTGGTAATAAAACAGTAGAAGCTAGAGTTCCAAAATCAGCAAAGATTGATTGTAAGGACAAAGCCAATGCTGACAAAACTGAATGTAAAAAGCCTTCAAAAGAAATGCCCAAAGTTGAAAAACCAAAAGAGGCACCTCCAGCAGACGCTAAAAAGAAATAATTTGGCCCACCTCACTTTGGCATAGCTAAACAGGCGGGTTTTCTTTTGGCTAAAAAAGCCTTGACTTCTAGATAAATTGACTGTATAATATACATATTGTTTAACACATTGGAGCAAGTATGGCAACTAACCTTAAAAAAGCATCTATCGCAATCCGCGAAAAAGCCAAACGCGATTACAGTCCTAGTTGGGTTGGTTGTGAGGCGTGGGACGAAAATCAATTTCTTCGCTATTTTCACAGCTCTATGGCCTACTACCGTATGGAGTCTAGCAGTAAAGAACTCAAAGGCAAAGTTATTGACTGGATGGGTAAAAACGGCTACGACAAAAAGACCATTGCTAGTTTTAAGAAAACCAAAGACAATCGTTGCTCATTGACAGTGGGTTCAATTGCCTCTTGCCTACTTCGTGGTATGCAAAGCACACGACCGGACTTCAACAATGGCCGCGATACTGCCACTTGGTTAGGTAAAGAAATTGCCAAAGTTATCGACGAAGGCAAGAACGATATCGACGAAGATGCGGTTGCGGCGCAAGCAGTCAAGACTAATGTATATGTTCCTTCGATTCAGGAACGGGTGCGAGATGCCGCATATAAAATGACTGAAGAAATTGAAAACGCCTACGAAAGCTTTCAAACTGATCCTGACGCATTTGATCCAAAAGCATTTAAGGTTCTAAACTTGTTGAAGAGTCAGCAGGCCAAGGCAGCACATGCCCGTATCATTAAAGACTTTTATGCCCGTGACTTAGCAGAGCTTGAAGAACTTGCCAGCGGTAATGCCGACGAACAATTGAAAGAAGGCTACAAGCATCGTAGCCGCAAACAGATTAAAAACTTTATTCAGTTTTTGACTGAAGTACAAACTGCCTGTACTATGTTGATGCAAGAAGCCAAGGTGAACAAAAAGCCTCGTGCCAAAAAGCCAACAGACACCAGCAAGGTCGTTGCCAAGCTCAAGTACATGAAAACTAACGAACCCTTAAAGTTGGTTAGTGTTAACCCTGTGGACATTATCGGCGCAGGCGAATTGTGGGTCTATAATACCAAGAGCCGTAAATTGGGCAAGTATGTTGCCTCAGAATTTAATACTCTCGGTGTTAAAGGAACCACAATCACAGGCTTTGATCAAATCAAGAGCATTTGTAAGACACTGCGAAAGCCGGAAGAAAAACTCAAAGAGTTTAAGGCAGCTGGTAAGATTGCGCTTCGAAAGTTCTTGGATGAAATCAATGCTACAGACACCATGATGAATGGTCGTCTTAACGAAGAAACTATGTTGCTTAAGGTAGGTTAATGTCATTGCAAGATAAGATTGATAAGACTTATCTGCCGGATATCAATAATCCGCCGGGTAGTCCTACGAATCCAGATCATCGTCGAACGCTATTTACCCTTGCTAAAGAGTTAAATTCGATGAGTCCGTTGTTAGTGATCGATGTTGGATGCGGTTTCAATCAGTTAAAACCGCATGTTAAAAATCTTATAGGGTTTGATCGACTACCTTATCCTACCGCTGACTTACAAGCAGATATAGAAACTGTTCATTTTGAGCCAGAATCTGCGGATGCAATAGTTGCGTTAGGTAGTTTACATTTTGGCAACAAAGTTCATACATTTAATCAATTAAGTATCATTAGTAAATGGCTTAAGGTTAACGGACGATTGTTTATGCGATGTAGGACACTAGCCAGCTTGGCCAGTCGAAAGCAAGGCATAGCTGACATATTTTATATATGGAACTTAGCTGATATAATAGAAGCAGGTAAATTATATGGTTTAGAACTATATACGCAACCTGTTGTGGAATTTGAAAATCAGCGAAATGAACGATTATATTGGGTGTGGGAACGCAAACAATAAATATTAGTCTAGCGGTCTTGGCGTCACTCCCGCTTTACAAACTCTGCCGCCTATGCTATAATTTAACATAGGAGAATATAATGGCAATATCATCAACCAGTGACTTAATTCGTCACTTAGAAGACAACTTAGAAAACACTAAACCGGTGTTGTATAAGTACACAAGCACAAAAGAGTATCACGACTCATTCCCTTGCGCTTATCGCCAATGGCGATCTGACAGTCACTGTAATTTAATTCACGGTTACTCGTTTAGTATGAAGTTTTATTTTGGAACTAATGATCTCGACGTTCGTAATTGGGCGGCAGACTATGGTGGTTTAAAAGAACTTAAAAAGATCCTAGAAGACCAATTTGATCATACACTTATTGTGGCGCAAGATGATCCAGAAATGGCTACATTCAAACTGCTACAAGAACGTAACATGGCTAAAATTGTTGTTCTTCCAAAACTAGGCTGTGAAGGTCTTAGCGATATGCTTTACAAATACGTTAACGGAGTTTACATTCCTGAGATGTGGGGTGAAGGCGAAAGCAAGCGGCTGTGGTGTTATCGTGTTGAAGTGCGTGAGACACAAAGCAATATGGCTTTCCGAGAAGGTCATAGAGAATGGAATGAAAACTTGTTTGAATAATCCAATGTGATTGCTTTTAATAGACATAGATGTTACAATACACTATGTCTATTTTTTTGATTGGTTAATATGATTAAGCGTATTGGTTTTGCTTGTAAATGGATTGATCGTCCCGAGCAAGTTAACGGCATTAAACCCAAGGATGACTGTAAAATCTTTAACACAGGTAGCACTACAGTTTCTTGGTTAAATAGACAGCACAAGGATGTGGCAGTAGAAAAGCTGTGGGACCTCATGAAAGGTAACATCGAAAGTATCCGCAAACTTGTTGAACGTGTAGGAACACTTGATGAAAATCTTAGAATGGTACGACTCAGCAGCGATATCCTGCCTGTGTACACTCAGTGTGATTGGGCTTGGTTTTGGCGGACTAGCGACGTTAGAGCCTATTGCGAAAGAGAATTTCGAATCGTGGGAGATCTGTCTCGCAAGATGGGTGTTCGCCTGTCTATGCACCCTGGTCAGTTTACTGTGCTTGCTAGTGATACTCCAGATATTGTAAATAGAAGTATAGAGGAGTTTGAATATCATGTGGATATGGCCCGGTGGATGGGATACGGTAAGTCGTTCCAGGACTTTAAAGTCAACGTACACATTTCGGGTCGAAAAGGTCCCCAAGGCATTAAAGATGTACTCGGACGACTTACCCCCGAAGCAAGAAACGTTATCACAATTGAAAACGACGAAATGTCCTGGGGAGTTGATAGCAGTCTCGAACTTGTCAATCACTGCGCCCTTGTGCTTGATATACACCATAACTGGATCAATACTGGAGGTTACATTCAACCCTCCGATGATAGAGTATTACGCATAATTGACAGCTGGCGCGGTGTCCGGCCTGTTATTCATTATAGCGTGAGTAGGGAAGATTGCCTTGTTGATCACTGTGACAAAACTATGCCCGACTTTAAACAGTTAATTGAATCTGGTTATAAAAGACAAAAGCTCAGAGCCCACTCTAACTTCTACTGGAATAGTAGTGTTAATGATTGGGCTTTGAGCTTTTTAGACACACATGATATTATGTGCGAATCTAAGGGCAAAAACTTAGCTAGTTTTACACTAGCTAACAGGGCTAAAGAATTAGACCTTCTTTGACTTAGGGGCAGCTTTAATGGCGGCGGCCTTCTTAACAGGGGCCGCTTTTTTTACGACTGTCTTTTCTATAACTGCTTTAGGAGTACGTGGCTGCTTAACAGGTGCTGCAATTGAAGCTTCTGTACCGGCCGGAATAACTACGTGTTCTGCTACTGTTGCGGTGTGCTGACGTTGTTCATTTTGTATATGACTTGGAGTTTCCTTAGCAACTCCAGTTCTATCTTCACCTGATACAACAGGATCGATTTTGTATGGTGCACCACCGGGTGCAACTACATCAGCCACTGGTGCTGGTTTTCCAAAAATAAACTCTTTAATTGTGTTGAACATTCTGTGTTCCTCCTTAATGATTTATTTATATCTTGCTAATATCATCAAGGCTACTTGCTGGCTTATCCCATATAGTCCTACGCTCTGCGCCTTTCTTTTGTGCGAATCGTTTGACATCGCAGTGCTCGCAACAATGAAAATAATTATTGCTTAATCTTGCCGGACTCATCTTCTCTTTGAGTCTAGTGAACAGTTCGCCGCAATTGTCACACCTAAACATTAATAGAGTTCGAGTGCGGGTATACTCATGCTCATGCCCTAACTTACTGGTTCTGGTATAGGTTATTGTTCGGTATTCTTTACTCAAGTACATACACTATTTACATTAAGGTTATAAAAATATACGATAAATATTCTATAAAGGGAAAAACATGTTAACACTATCAGATTCTTGCGTAGAAAAAATCAAAGACTTAATAGCCGAAGAAAGCAATCCTAACTTAAAATTGCGTGTTTTTGTACAAGGCGGGGGCTGTAGCGGCATGAGCTATGGGTTTACCTTTGACGAAGCACAAAACGATGACGATTTCAGTATTGAAAAATCAGGCGTTTCTTTGCTTGTGGACAGCATGAGTATGACATACTTAAACGATGCTGAAATAGATTATAAAGAAGATCTTATGGGCGCTACGTTTTCTATCAAAAATCCCAACGCACAAACAACATGCGGTTGCGGAAGCAGTTTTTCAGTAGCAGATGAGTTCTACGATCACGTAGGGGAATAAAATGGCAAGACAAAACGTTGATATTGGTGTACAAGGTAATGACGGCACCGGCGATAGTATTCGCGAATCTTTCCGTAAAGTTAATGAAAACTTTGTACAATTATTTTCTATCTTTGGCGCTGGTGATACCATCAGCTTTAAAGATCTAGATGACACGCCTGAAACATATGGTGCCGATCAGGTAATTGTTTCCAATGCTGAAGGGGACAGTCTCGTTGCTAAAGAACTAGTAGGCGGCGAAGGCATCAGTGTTGATCATACTGATGAAAATCAAATACGTATTATCAGCACTGGTGGTAAAGTTGGTAATGATATTAGACCAAGTCTAGGTGGCCATCTAAACGCACAAAATTTTACAATTGGAAATTTAGCTGAACCCACAGACGAAACGGCTGTGTTATTCAATTCATTACACAGTACATCTCTCACAGCAGACGACCTTGTTATCAACAAAGGATATGCTGACCAACGTTACTTACAAGCCAGCGGTAATGGAGCAGCCACTGGCAGTCAAATTCGTATTCGTGATGAACCAGACAATGCGTTTGAGTATACAAAAATTATCGATTCATGGGTGAGTGGGTATGCCAGTATCCCTGATCATGGATTTAACAGTGGTAGCAATGGTATTGCCTATGTGTATAGCATTTCAGGAAGTACTCCTGCTACAGGATTAACTATTGGAACAACTTACTATTTAAGATACGTTACCAAAGATAGAATGGGTGTGTACTTAACTCCAACTAACGCTATTAATGATATTGCTAGAATTATAGTGAACGATCCTGATGTTCCCGCAATTAATAGAGGTACAGAGTATCTAACTGATGCTATGTACATGACCGAAGATGATGACGGATATGAACTAGACGGTTTCTGGGTCAGCAATGAAGCATTGCCCAGAAAATCAGTTGTGAGAAGACAAGGCGACCACATGGCTGGCGCTTTGTACTTACATGACCATCCTGGGGAGTTTTCAGGACAAGGTAGTCCCAACGGCCCAGATGATCTACAGGCAGCTACAAAATTTTATGTGGACAGTTCCAGTTTTGCCAGTCAATCCAATTTGTTTGTGGCCAATTCAGGTATAGATGATCAGGACAATGTACCTTTGGAAAAACAAGGCAGAGCATTTGCCTATGCGTTTGCCACAATCAACAGAGCCTGTCAACGTGCTGAAGATTTAATAAATCAATCACTCACAGAACCAGGTCCATATAGACAACAACTAACATATCTCGACAACTTAAACTTTGCCTATTTAGATAGTTTTAGTACAGGTACAGGCGTTCGAAGAACATTAAATGTTTACACACAAGGTCAGGGCGTAGATCAAAGTAAAAAC